TTGTAAAGGATTAATTTTTTCTTTAAGTAGAAAGTCTTACCTCCGGATTTATCAACTTGATTTGAGTTTCTAAGAAATTTCTTTTTTCTAAAATTCTATTCATTTTGTTTAACTTACCTCGCTTTTTAAGTTTTAATGCATAAATTTGTAATTCAGTAGAGTCTTTACGTAAACGTTCAAGTTGTTGCAACATGTGTTACCTTTCGTTGATATTATAGTAAATTAGGGAATGCCTCCTTTACTACAGGTTCTGTGATACCTTTAAGTTTTTCTTTGTTAATCATTGACAAAACAACTTTAGCATCTTCAGGATGTACGCCTTCCAATATACCAATAAAGATTTGTTCTCTTTTGAATTTTGGCATCTTATCACCTTGACCACCTTTTACAAAATATTTAAACTTTGTATTTTCTCTAAATAGATTTGCTGGGTGGTGATGAGCCGGTGAAGGAGTATATGGAGGTCTACCAATAGGAAGATTCCATTGTACCTTATCGTCCATCGTGCCGCGTATGACATCCTTTAAAGCCCATGATTCGTTTTCTTTTAGAATCTTGACCTTTTCTTCACGAGTTCGTTGTTTGCCAACTTCTTCTAATATTTCAAAAACATATTTAATCATTAAATAAACTCCTGTACACTTTCAATCAATTGATTACACCTCTTAGTAACTAAGTAGTGAAATACTTTACTTTTATTTTCTAAAGGATTTTGATCCTCATAGTTATTTATAATTTGTTGTTTGAGCTCGGGAGGTGTTTCGCTAAGAGCAATTAATTTTTCATTCCTACAATAGTTACGATACCATGATGCAGCATAAAGTAATTCACCTTGTTCAAGATCTTCCATAATATCTTCTACTTTCTTTTGAGACATAGGTGTTTGCCTGAAACCTTCTACAAATGTATCGTCATTAGATAAAATGTTTGGTACACCATCGCCTTTATCACCACGAATAATATGATTAAGTAAGAAGTACCTAGCATTCTTTTCTACAATTTCTTTCTTAAGAATTGGAGAGAACTGCCTGACATTTGGAAACCTTTGTAGTTGTACAAAATCTCTATCAGAAGATACAATCATGATTTTTTCTGGATTAAAATCAACACGTGATTTCTTAATGACTAATGTACCGATAACATCATCGGCTTCACAACCATCGATCTTAACAACTTTGTACGGAAAGTTATCTCCTATTTCTTCTCGTATAAGATTTAAAATACGAAATGCTTCATTCCAATCAAAGGATGAAGTACCTCTATCTTTTTTACGATTAGCTTTGTACTGTGGAAATGCTTTCCTACGCCAGTTGTTTGCAGCATCTACAGCAAGAACCATTTCACCGAATTCTTCACGGTATCTTTTATGATACATTCTAAGAGAATTCAATATCATATGACGAATCATTTGTTCATCAAATGTTTTATTGATTATGATACTTGCTAGTGCAATACCACTGTAGTCAACTATAATCATTAGCCAATCCTTTTGTTATTATAATAATCGTATGTTCTTTTATAGACATATACATCCCATAGTGTAGCATTCTTCATGCCACCTTTAGGATCACCAAAGTAATTAAAACCATTGGTTGGTTTTCTACCTTTCTTTTCAACTCTAAATTTAGTTTTACTAGAATTGCAAGCTTTTACAATAGACTTAACCATTTCATATTCAGCCATGTCTCTTGGATCTTTAGGATCAAATCTGCCAATCCATGATGTTGATCTTTCGTGTTTTCCAATGTGTATTCCCATTATATAATCTCCTCAGATAGTTTTTGAACCATTGTGTACTTATTAGCGAGATCTTTTATGATCTTCATATTATAATCTTCTCTTAAGGTTTCTCTTCTAATATGCTCTGGAAGAGTTCTTAGTAAAAGTTGAATTTTAATCAAAGGTTTATCTGACCTAAGGATTAATTCTTTTAAGTTTTTAGTACTGATTGGTTTAGACATATAAAGTTTCTCCGCTTTTTTGATTTTAATAGATATATTATACCATACTTTTATCGTAATGTAAAGGAAAAAATGCATTTAAATGTAATTTTTTTTCCATACAGAATGTAGTACATATAACCATACGCCATTTATTGCCGGCTCTATCAAAGCCACTGATCCGGCTTCCCATAAACTTGCACCTGTCATTATACTTACAACTGTCATAGAAATTACAATATGACCTAATGTATATACCGATGCAAGAGCTAGACTATCTATACGTTTCATTCCATATCTTTTCAAAAGGTTCTTCGGTATACTCTAATCTTTCATTATTACCCCAGAGTCTTTTAACATATTGACGATGCATTCTGTCTATGTCTTTTTGGCTCCAGCTGTTAGGTATTAGTTGTCCTTTGACTGCATAGTAAAGTCTATTAGCTTCTTTATTTTCTTCTTTTTTTATACGCCATTGCATCCAATCATAGTATCGTTCTGGCTCATTTGTTTCAATATGATCTCCAGTTCCAGTCATGTCTTGTGTATATCTATTTGTCATTTATCTTAACCAATGCTAATTCTTTACCACCTAACTCTCTTAGTTGACACTTATACTCATACATAGAGTTGTGGCCTTCATATTTAGTTAAGCAATCACGAGCCGTAATGTTTTTCCACATTACTTTTTGGCCACTGGGGTAAGTTACTTCGTAAACTCTTAATTTCTTATCCCAAGATTTAGGAGAACCATCTGTCATATATGTTACTGTCATTTTATCAAATCCTCCATTGGAAATATTTTTGATATTGCTTTAGCGCATGCTATAGCAACTTCACTACATTCTTTCTGTGTACCGTTAGAAGATCTTAATTCTATGAAATGAATCCAACTTCTTATAGATCCATTCATATATAATCTAGATGTAGTTAATCCTTCTGGTAAAACTGCTCTGGCAACTTCTTTTGCAATTCCTTTTTTGATTGCAGCATTGTAGACTTGCCTACACATCCAGATAACTCTTTGTTGTTCTCTTTTCCAATCGAGTTGGAAATTTTCGTCATCAACTTCGACACTACTTTGTCTATTCTTATCATCTTGCATTCTCGCTTCTCTAGTAACAAATTCTAACTCCTTTACTGGATTTGCATATCTTTGACTAAACTCTTGAAAACTAAAACTTCTATGCCTGAGTATTTGTCTTGCTATATCTCTTGTAGTATTGATTTCAATGCAGGCACTTGCCATTTCAAATGGAGACCAATGCTGGTGTTTAATAAGATATTTTAAAAGTTTTTCATTTGTTGCTGTGTTTTCTTGACCAGACGGATTAGAAACTCTAGCACAATATGCTATAAGATCTTGTACATTCTCTAATCCAATAATGTCTGTAGGTTGCGAATAACTTATAAGTCTTGCTTTCAACTTTTATCTCCTAATTGATTCCAGTCATCACCATACCCAATAACGCATATGCTGTTATATGAAGGATGGAATTCAAGTATACTAAACGTTTTTGTTTTTAAATTTACAAATATCTGTAATGGTACGTGTGCTGGTATATCCGACAGTCCATCATTATCTCGAACTTTTGTGCTTTGTACTGCAGTAAACATAGGAATTTCTCCTTTAGCTTTTACTGCATTAAGTGCAACTTCTTTTTGTTCACACATAACTGGTTTGTCATTCCATTCGCCTGCTAATGCAAGAGCAATATTTAAAAACAAGCACAATACTATTATAGTTATATACATTAAATTTTTTATCATAACTTAAAATCCTTAAATCTTTGACCAGTTTTTGTATTATCAAACACTGGTGTATCATCGGTTAATGTTTGTTCATTTTCTTCAACATCGTATAATCTCATTTTAGATCTATCAACACCAATTACAAATCTTTTATGCATTGTTGGATCATTATATCTATTCTTTAATTGCTTTACCATGAACTGACCTTGTTGTTCAAGTTCTTCGGTGGATATTAATGCAAACATCAAGTCCGCTGTTGCGGGTAATCCAAAAGATTCACTTGTATCTTCCAGCCCAACATCCGAGTTAGAATAACCAGAACGAGTCGTTTGCGTTGCAGAGAAGATCGGTACGTTGAACTCGACCGCAAGGCCACGTAACTCTTCAGCAATTGCTTTAATGTAAGTGTATGAATTGATTGATCCTCCCATTGCTTTCATTCTTGAACTTGAACATATATTTAAATAATCAATAAAGATAAGATCTGGTTCAAATTGTCTTTTTAATTTCAGTTCATTAAGTAATGCTCTAAAGTGACCAGAATGTGCTGAACCAGTAGGATATTCTTTAATGATCAATTTACCAGTAGTTTTCTTTGCAATGTTACTAACCATCAGTGAAAACCTGTCTTTAGATATCTTATCGAGTTGATCAATAGGTACATCAAGTAAGTTGGCATCTATTCTTTCAGCTATTCTTTCTTCAGCCATTTCCATAGTAATGTATAATACGTTTTGACCTTGTACTAAAGATGATGCAGCTACATGGCACATAAACAAAGACTTACCGACACCAGTGCCAGCCAGCGCAATATTTAATGTTTTACGTGGTACACCACCTTTTGTAATAGTATTAAAGTATTCTAAATCAAATGGCAATCTATCTTCTTCTGTATGATAAAACTTAAATCTATCTTCAGCATTTTCTACATAATCATGACCGACTTGTAAATCAAAGCCAACACCTAAAGCTTTAGTCAATAAATCAGGTAAAGCACCTTTAGTTAGTTGTTCGTGCTTTCCATCAATAATTGATATGGATTCCATTATTGCAAGATATATTGCTCGATCTTGACACCACTTTTCCGTAGTGTCCAGTAACCATTTATCATCTACCTTTTCATTGGAAAACAACTGTGGTACAATATCCATAGCCAAATTATATTGTTCATCATTTAATTTATCAGCACCATCGAGTTCAATTTTAAAAGCTTCAGTATTAGGTAGCTTATTGTACTTTGCAACAAACTTACCTGCTTCACGAAACAATATTCGATATATGCCTTCAAAGTAATCTGGCTTGATGAATGGTAGTACTTTACGCATGTAGTTTTCATCAGTTAATAGATTACGTAATATAGTTTGTTCTAAATTAGTAGGCATAGGCAGCTTTTCTCAAATCCTCATCTATTTCTTTTTGTATATCTTCAACTCTACTTTCTAAGTAGCTTATTGAAGTGTGTATATGACCTGTATCGTGTGGCTGTAGTTTGCTTTTAGCAACTGCAATCTCATCCATCAAAAATATTAGTCTTTGACTACTTGGCATCTTCATCTTTAACCTCTCTTGTTATTATATTCCCATCTTCTATTCCTCTGGCCATTACTTGCTCCAGCAATATTCCAGCGAATTCTTGTAACTTTTTATTTTCTCTTGTTAACTCAGTATCCGGCGTATAAACAATGTCAAAGTTAAAAGACATATACTTATCTTTTTCTTTGCCATTGAATTTTACTACACCATATTTTAATACAGTTTCAGTAAAGGTGCCTGAAAGTATTCTTACGTTCCAAGCTTGATCATCACCTTTATCCGGAATTATTTGATAGTGCTTATCTTCGACCAACACCATTAGTGTTGATCCATTTTATCTAAGTTTATAGAATTATTTACGATTGAATACTTATTTGTTAAGTACTGTTTAAAATCAGTATCTTCCATAATAGGTTTCCAAAAGTCTGCACTTAGTGTATCTTTTTCTCGAACTTTTGGATCCACCAATTCTCCAGTAGTTTTATCAACCCTACAGTACCAACCAACACTGGGCTTAGAAACATAATTGCCAGACAAAGCAGCGTCAAGCAAGCCACTCCAATGCTGCACACCACCGTCCCAACTAACAGAAATAGGTATTTTAGACTTTTCTTTAACATATCTTGATTTCTCCACATTGATTACGAAATGGTAACCTTTAATCTCAGTACCAACTTTATCCTGTTGACGACCAAGGATCCATATATTATCTGCACTATAGTAAATACCAGTGCCACCTGAGACTACAGCTTTTGGAAACAATCCAATCTCTTGATATGTATGGTTAACTGCAATTAATGGTATGTTTTTCATATTTAGATATGGTGTAGTCATTCTAAATAAACCTTTAAGCGCTTTTGCTCTTGACATATCGGCAACTGATTTTTCATTGATAGCATCATCTAATTCTTTTTTAGATGCTAGGTTACCAACTGAATCAATAACTATTACAACTTTATCGTTTCTATCTAAACCTTCAAGTTGTGCTATAATATCAAATTTA